ATTTTCTTTTGTAAATTTTTTTAGACGGAATTGGTTGCGCCGCATTACTACGGCGCAATTCCAAAACTTTTTTAATTCGTGGTAAATTTTGGAACACGATAATTACTCGCTTCGTGAAATCTAACAACATCAAATCTGTCATTATCTTTCGCAAACATTTCTGCGAAATCATTTACAATTTTAGAAAATACAGCAGGGTGAATTTTATCTGAAGCATACCGCAGAATTTCTGCGGTAGCGACATAGTCTTTTCTAGTCATCATCAGGCTTTTACTCCATCACACTCAACGACATCAAAGACATCAAATTTCACCAAATCTTTATCAGGCAATTGATAAAGAATTTTATTGAGAGCAAAAACCGCTTCCAATTCGGTTTCTGCTTCGGTAATAAAACTAATCAAGACATTTTTTTTCATTAGTCATTCTCCTTTAGAAATAACGAGCCGTCAAAAATAGAAGTCGGGTTACAGTCGCAAGGCTCAACGTTGTAATCCTCGTTTCCGCCATAGAAAAGCCAACCTTTTCCGTAGCAGGTGTCGCAGTCAAAAGCGAGAGTATGAATTGTTTTCATTTTTAGTTTTCCTTTCGTGTTGTTTCGGTAATTGTAGCATTAGCCACCGACAAAATTGCGGTGAGGTTATTATTGCGCTTTTCTTTAATTTCCGCTAAGCGTTGAGCGTTGATAAAATCTCTGAATTCTTTGAGATCCATTTTAGTTTTCCTTTCGTTTAAGTTAATTGAATTATAGGGGAAGGGTCTGACATTTAGTCAGACACCTTTACTGCGACAGTCGCCCAGCGATGTCCGTTGAATTTAATTGCGTAGGCTTCATAGCCGTCAAGCCAGATGTCCTCACGCTTTTCAGCGAAAGTAATTTCGCCGTATTGGTATTTTCTCGCAAGAGAGCGAGGATAATAAGTCTGACCCACTAGCAGGTCTTCGATTGAATAAGTTTTCATTTAGTTTTCCTTTCGTTTAGTTTCTAAATTGTAGCATGGGGGTCTGACATCTAGTTTCCTAGAATGTCCAGACCATAATAAGCGACGGCGGAAACAACGTTCATCACGCCTTTATAATCTTTACAATTTCCGCAGATAGAATCCCATCTATCCATTGTGCGTGAGCAAAATACGCAGACATTATCTTGAAGGCTTACGCCTAGATTTTCAATTTCTCTTAGTGTAGTCATTTTGACCTACCTTTCATTTTGTTATAGCGAGAGTCTATCATGAGCGACTGACATTTATCAAATCGAAAATCGGTATAAATCGGACATTGTGATAATCATCACAAACCGCAGGTTTGTCTGGTCAAACTTTTTTCGGGCGTGTCGCAGGATTTCGGCAAATCGGACATAATGGACTTAAAGGGCAAATCGCCCGCACAACTGTGCGGGTTGCCGCAGCTTTTGTCAAGCCGACACGCCGTTAGGTGAGTATGAGATAGGTCACAACAAAGCCTAGACCAATACAGAGCGACAACAGGGCGGCGTCATGGAGTAGGTGTATCATTTAGCACACCTCTCACATGGTTCTATTGTATATTCATGACGATCACCTACATAGATGACCTTTCTACCATAGCACATAGAGCATTTCATTTTATATCGCCTCTTCCAATTCTGCCAAAGCCTCATCTTCTAATTCTAGCATTTCATCTAGAGAGATTTCAATAGGGTTTATTTCATCTTCATCATAGTATTCAATTTCATAGCCGTGTTGAATACTCTCATACTTGTATGAGTTGTCATTATTATCGAACGAATACATTTATATATTCTCCTTTACTTTCTGTTCTTGTAAATCTTATACGCTACCACTGACACCACGAATAAGCCAATGCCTAGCCATGATGCGTAGAAATCGAATTGGGCGGTTTCAAAGGCAATTCCCTCAGAGCCTAGTTCTATTAGTAAGTATCTATCCATTTTGTTTATCTTCTTTCTTTATCTTGTATGCTGTAAGCATAGCCTATGCTGCTGACAATTTCAGGGGTCAGACCCTATATTTTGTGTGAGTTACCTCACACTCTCTATAACTTCATAACCTAATTGGTTTAGGTCATAGACCCAATACTCTGTATCACAGCATAGGGCGGTGATAGTGGTATCCTCAATATCGCTAGTGATATTGGATAATTCATCGGAGAATTCTCCACACTCATCACAGGTGAAATTCTTTACTGTATATTCATATTGTAGTGTAGTCATTGTATTGACCTACCTTTCTTTCTTTATCCTTATAACAATAACTATACAGGGGCGGTCTGACAATTTCAACAGGACAAATGCCAACAAATCGGACATTGGTGATGTGAGTCACAGGATATTCATGTGATATAGACCACATATGGGCGCTCTATTAGGACAAATCGGACATTCTAAAACTGTGCATCATACAAATAAAAATTATATTAACATTTTTATAAATCTAAATTTATAGTCGACTAGAATATTTAATCATGATATACTGGCGGTATGGATAAAATTGAAGATACAAGCTGCTACAGCTATAAGGTCGAAATGATCGTACAAGTTTTTGCGGAAAATGAAGAAACCGCCAGAATGCAATTAGATGATAAAGGCGGATATGTCACAACCCGCAAAGTAAAATTGATGGACTCAGTACCTTTATACAATGGAGTAAAAAAGTAGTCAACTAGTGTTTCATGTGAAACATTACATGATAAAATAATGGCATATGAAGAGTGAGAAACTCTCAGTTGCTAAAAGGAAAGCAGAACTTTATAAGTATCTGCGAAACCTTAAGGAGAACTCTCCTTGTGCTGATTGTGGATCATATTTTCCATACTATGTTATGGACTTCGACCACGTTCGTGGGCGGAAGCATAAAAATGTAATGGAACTAGTTCCAACTCTCAGCAGAAAAAAGATAGATGAAGAAATCGCTAAATGCGAGATCGTGTGTTCAAATTGTCATCGTGAGAGAACACATTTTAGAAAAGCAAAAAAGGCGGGATAGTGGATAAAGTATTATTCTTCGGACTTGCAATATGGGTCCTATACTTTATGTTTATAAAAAATCCTAAACAATAATCTAGTCGACTACAATATTGGACTATAGCTCAGCAGGCAGAGCGGGAAGCTGTTAACTTCTAGGTCCTAGGTTCGAATCCTAGTAGTCCAGCAAATTTTGGGGCGGGAAGCTAAATAAGCTCATGCCACTGTATAGAACCTATAGCATCTCCAGTAGATGATACTGTTCTTATACCTAGGCAATATACATCAGATACGGGAGAATCTGCATTAGTTCTACCTAATTGTAGATCAAAGCCATTATCTATTTCTAGATCTGTTGCTGCGTTATTTTGATTCGACCCCGCCAAAAATCCTCTGCGAACGATTGTTCCACCAGTCATAGATGTTGCTGTGACATTGTATTCAGTATCTTGTGTTGGCGTATTTTGAACCCATGTTCCGCCAGTTATAGTAGGATTTCTAAATAGTGCATATTCGAACAAATTATTAGTTGTTGTAGCAACATTTAGTCTTGCGATCTGCACTACAGAATCCATTCTGCCTTCTATCAGGCGCACTGCAGCAAGTGGAACAAATGTTGTGCCGACGTTCTGAAATAGGGTGGCACGAGAAGCAGACCAGACCTCTGGTTTTCTATCATATCCACCATTTGACAGAACCGTTGCACATATCTGTCTCAATGTGCTAGTAGTTGCCGTAGCTGCAGTATTTTCAATTTCATATCGAATCGGCAGAGTAGCAGTAGTCATATATACCTTATCCAAGATATTAGCATGATTAAACTGATGTACTGTAATAAACTGGCCATTGATTGCAAATCCTACTTTTACTGATCCCACACCTAACCATTCAAACTCCATAAAGAGAATCTGTGCTTTAGTTAAATTTAAAACTAGTCGACTAGGACCAAGTCCATTCATTGTATCAACATTCCAATTTGCCTGATTTACTGTTTCTTCTGAAAGTGATCCGCCTGCGTATGTCCTGCGAACAATTGAAACAGTACTGCCACTTTGTTGTAGATATACTCCATTTTGACGGGAGAAATAGCCAACTCTTTGGCGAAGCCCCGTCTGAGCTGGAGCCATTACAAAGGTTTGCATAACTGTTAAAGCTTTACCTGGTTGGTATGGAAAACATTTCTTAGACTCTCTATAAACCTTATCTCCTGATGCCGTTCCCACATTGAGAAGATCTGTAGATTCATTTACTGAATATGATACTGATGCTCCACCTGATGTAATATCACTAAACTCATCTCCTGATTGATATCTATGTTGAACATCAAATAGTGTATATGGTTCTGATACTTTAGTTCTACCAAATGAATCGAATCCAAAAGAGGCGGGAGTAGATGGAGAATACTGAGGTATTCCCGATGTTGCATTAATATATGTTGCCATTAGTTCTCCAATACCAATATTGAGACTTCCGCCGAAGAATCTGTTATGCCAAAGATATCATCATATGGGCCAAGTGTAATGCTAAGAGTCTGTTCTGGCAAAAGCCTAAATCCATAGTTACTTGTGGTTACATGGCCTGCGCCAATGTAGACGTTGTTGAAGGAAATATTCTTAATAATCAAAGAACACTCTGATTTCTGAGGGTGCCAATTGCTAAGTGATGTAGCTGTTGCACCTATTTGAATAATTCCGTGATTTACTGCCATATTGATATTATACCGTTCTTCTCTTCCGCCGAGGCACTGCATTTTGCACTTATTTTTTGCAATTGCGACGCAATGCACTATATAAAGGACAAATCCCAATCGGAGGCGGATCCAATTGGGACTTGCTACGCCGAAGCGTAAGCACGGGGAGCAAACGGTGGGATGCTACGACCCGTACTATCTAAGTATCACATATCTTATTTTTTAAGTCAACTACTTTTTAATCCCAAGAACTACCTCTAGTAGTTTTTGGTAAATATTTTTCATCCCCTGTTAAATCGGCTAGAAGGCCCATTAGACGGTTGCAGTCCTCATGCTTCCAGTAGAAGTAGCAGGTTCCATTTTCGACGCCGTGGCAATTTCCTAGCTCTTTTTCTAGCCTATTTACCATCCAGCGTAAGGCGCCAGTTGCCATAGCTTGATCATCATAGTAATTCTGAAATTCTATTTTTGCAGTATTCATATATCGTGTAATTTGATCGATATATAATCTATTCATTTTCTTCCTGTGGAGTATATGATGGGGCGGGACCCAACAGATATCCTTGATCATGATATTTAATCATCTTGTCTACTTCTTCTGCCCCCACCAATTTGCTGGCAATAATTGTCATTACATCATAGATACGATGAAGCATAATATAATTAACCATATCTAGGTTCTGTGCTAGATCTTCTTTGTTTTCTTCTGTCATGGTCTACCTATATCTTCCCAGAATTTTTCTCTGCCCATGGCGTCAGTCTCTTTTATCTGTCCGCCATCAGTTTCTAACTGCTTTATCCATTCGGTCATAAAAGTCCAATCCTATTTCTTTTTTGTATTCACAAGAAAGACAGTATAGGTAAATTTTATCATCAATTGTTTGATTAGGCATTAGAAGGCCTTGGTCTAGTGGACATTCCACTTTTGACACAAGGCCCTCTTCTGCTAAAGCCAAATATTTAGATACAACCTGTATCTTCAATGACTTTCTCCATCTCTATTGATTAGGAAACTTTGCTAGCCATTTGCTAACAGCTCCACTTTTAATGGATGACCATGAACTCCAGTCATTTCCGCCCTGGGTCATGTGATACGTTATCTCTGCGTTAATTACTGGATCAAACAATAGTACGTTCGATCTCAGGTCGAATTTCTCTTTGCGATCATCGCCAAGGTTTCCCAGCATGTTGATCTGAAAAATTCCGTAGGAACTGTCTCCAGTTTTCCTGTTGCCGTTATACGCCATTGGTCGTCCATTGGACTCCGATTTTGCTACGGCCCAAGCCAGTTTAAGGGCTTTGCCTTCAAAACCTACAGACTTGAGTAGTTGCAGCAACTCTTTATCTGTAAGCGTTTCTGAAGGTTTGTACACAGTGTTGCTGAATTTTTCCAGCGTTTGTTTCTTCAGTTGTGCTTCTGTTTTTGTCTCTGGTTTTACAACCAAAGCTTTGGCTGGCGTCATTACTTCAGGCTGGACTCCGAATAAGAACAATGTTATCATTCCTATTACGGTCCAACTATGAGCAACATCGCTCAACCGTTGTTTGATATTCTCCATTGGCATTTCCTCCTTTAGAGATAACGAACTATAATAGTAACATTGTTTGGCAATGCCTGTCAAGCCAGTTGACCAGAAAATAAAATGCAAATTTCATTCTCAACACCGATAATCAATATGAAAACCAATAATGGTTACGGTCATGCTGGCACAAAAATAGTAGATTCTTTAAAAAATTTAGGTCACGAAGTTCCTTTTCAATATTCAAAAGCACCAGTACAATTAAACTTTTCTCAACCAGATTATTTTAAACTTCATCGTAATCAATATCAGATTAGTTATACTCCATGGGAATCAACTGTAATTCCTGAAAGATGGGCGAGTCCTTTATCTTTAGTTGATGAGATCTGGACAACTTCTAGTTGGTGTGCTAATGTGTTTGCAGATAATGGATACAAAGATGTTCGTGTTTTTCCGCATGGAATAGATCCTATTTGGGCGCCCCGCCGCCGTCGTGATGATGACGTTATAAAGTTTCTACATGTCGGCGAGCCAGCACCAAGAAAGGCGGGCCAAATGGTAGTTGACGCTTTTACAAATCTTTTTGGTAATGACCGACGTTATTCTTTAACACTTAAAGTATATAAACATAATACTACTAGAATATATAATAACTATATAGATAAAAATATATTAGGTTTACCAAATGTTCTATATAATAATATATATATAATAGATAAAGATATGACAACTGAAGAATTAGTTAAATTGTATCATGATCATGATGTTTTAATTTATCCATCATATGGTGAAGGATTTGGATTTATTCCATTACAAGCATTAGCTACTGGTATGCCTACAATTTGTACAGGTGATTGGGCAGATTATGAAAGATATCTAGGACCATTAAAGTTAAAATCAGAACTTATAGATTCACCTTGGCCTTTTCCACATGAAGGAAAAGTATTTGAACCAAACTATCAACATCTACTTGAACTTATGAGAGATGTATCAATAAACTTTAATGCTTATTCTGGATACTATTACGCTCAGTCAACTAAAATACATGAAGACTATAACTGGAATCAGTTGACCAATAATGCATTCAGTCACATATTTAAAAAGTTTTCTTAAACCCCTTCCCTCTATAAATAAAGTTTGCTAGAATTAGAGTCTTACTAATTTTTAAATTTAAACCGCAAGGCGGAGAAAAGGTGTTATATGTCAAGAGTTATTGAAAACCCATACGAAAATTTCATTGCATTATCAAGGTATGCAAGATGGATGCCAGAAGAGAATCGCAGAGAAACATGGGGAGAAACTGTAGATCGATACTTTGACTTCATGTTAAATCACCTTGGAAAGAATCACGGATATACACCAGATGAAAAGTTAGTTGCAGAACTTAAAGATGCTGTTTATAACCGAAATGTAATGCCGTCAATGCGATCAGTAATGACTGCAGGTGCTGCTCTTGATAGAGACCATGTTGCAGGATACAACTGCTCATTTGTTCCAGTAGATAATCCACGTTCATTTGATGAAACGATGTATATCTTGATGTGTGGAACTGGTGTTGGATTCTCTGTTGAATATAAGTATGTCAACAAACTTCCTGCCGTCCCAGAATCATTTGAAAAGTCTACCACCGTTATTGTTGTTGAAGATTCAAAGACTGGATGGGCAAAAGCTTACCGTGAACTTCTTGCAATGCTTTGGGCAGGACAGATTCCAGCAATCGATGTATCAAAACTTCGTCCAGCAGGTGCTCGTCTTAAGACAATGGGAGGCCGCTCTTCAGGACCACAGCCATTGATTAATCTTTTTGACTTTACAATCGCAAAGTTTAAAACAGCAGCAGGTCGTCAATTGAAACCTATCGAAGCACACGATATAATGTGTAAGATTGGTGAAATCGTTGTTGTTGGGGGAGTTCGTCGTTCTGCGATGATCTCGCTTTCAAACATTAATGACATTGAGATGGCGGCAGCAAAATCAGGTAACTGGTGGGAGAACAATTCGCAGCGAGCCCTTTCAAATAATTCAGTAGCATAT